CTAGAGGTCAGCTTCTACGGACTCATGCACATCGAGCTGCAGCGCCGGATAACGCTGACGCACCTGCCGCAAAGCAGCCAAGCTGAAGTTGTACTTCACCTCAAGCGCCTCCTGGGCTTCTTCGAGCTTCGCCACACGGTCCAACAATGTCTTGAGCAAGTCCTGCATCTGCCGTTGCGCATTATCCACCGTATCCTTGCCCCGCACATCTGCCTTCGGCTTCTCACGCGCCGTCAAAAAGCCAAGATAGGCCGGAATCACTGCCGCAAGCACGAGGGCTAAGCTCTCCCAGAACTGTTCCATGCTCTCGCCCCCTTCGGGTCTGCTCGAATATCAAGCGTGATCTCACCGCGCTTCCCCCTCCACACAGCCCACATCGTCATCACAGCCAGCGCCAAAAACACACTGCCACGCTCCAAAAACGTTGCGAGCGAATCAGGAAGAAACGCCATGCCCCACAGGCTTATCAGCGCCACCGACAGCGCCAACGTCACGACCCCGGCCGTACTCTGATGCCACACCGCAGTCACAAGGCACGCCACGCCAAGCAAGACCGCCACCGTCACCCACGCGGTAACCGGAAGCCCAATCAGCGTCAACGGATGCGGGCCCGCCGGGCCGCGTCTGATCAGCCAGCCTGCTCCACGAGCCAGAAAACACAGCCCAAGAATCAGCAGCGCGGTAGCGTCAGACATTAAAAAAGCCCGCAGCTTTAAGGCTGCAGGCCGACACTTCAACGGCAATCTATCAATCGGCATAGCCACCACCACGTGCAGCCTGCTCGAGGCGCGGTGTCATTGATGGGGTCATCGCGTCACGTGTGAACCGATTCACGACGAACCCCACCGCCGTGGCGAGCACTGTCAGCACGGTGCCAGTCGTGGTGTTCTGCCAATCCGTAGACTCTGCCAGCTGCGCAAGGACCGCGACCACCCCTGTGAGCACAATGATGATCGACCCCTTATACCTACGCCACCACGGCTCAGAGGCGATCACGTGCTCCGCGGCTCGAGTCAATGCGTGCTCACCCATCTACCGCACCCCCTTGGTGTCCTTGAAACCGTCGATACCGAGCTTCTCGCCGATGACCGCAAGCGCATCAACTACGGTGCGCCCGCCGAGCTGTGGCCAGCCGGGGTACTTCCCTAGTTCGCCGGAGCCGGTGAGCTGCGCGTTCGTGTCACGTGAGTAGCGCTTCGCTTCGTCGAGTGCTCCTACTTGTTCGGGTCCAAACATGGTGATTCCTTTCTCTTCGGGTTGTGGTTTTGCCATTGCGTCGTACCAGTACTGCGCACGGGCAATGTAGGCGTCGTGGTACTTCCCGCCCGGCCGCAGGTGGTGCGGACAGCCCGTCATGCCACCTGACTCGATGGAGTGGAAGCGCACGTTTTGCCCACTGACCGGGCGACCAAGCTTGTAGTAGCGGCAAATAGCAGCAACCAGGTGCGCGCCTGCCTCCAGGGTTTTCTCGCTGATAGGCCAGTCCTGCGCAGCACCACCCGAATTGGAGTGCTCAATCGCGATGGTTTCTTGATTGGAGCGTTGATTCGCGTTCGCCCACGCCGTATCGGCGTCCCACACCGCCTGCCCAATCACCCCGTCACGGTCAATGCAGTAGTGCGCGGATGCCGGGCGGTCCTGCCACACCCGCACACACTCCTTGACCCCACCGACCATGGCCATGTGATGCAAGGTGACGTGGCGGATTTGCCGCCCACCACGCCCTGGTGTGAAGTGTTTTCGTGTCAGATGTACAAGGTCTGGCTCGAGCGTGAACCAATCTTTCATATTTACCTCCTTGGGTATAAAAAATGCCCCTTGTGGTGGGGCTTTAGTTGGTCTCGACGTCGTCGGTTTGCTGCCAGCGTTCGCCCATAATCGGGTGTGTAGTGCCTGGGGCGAACATGATTGCGCCATCCCCGGTGGCCTGCCACGTCTTTTCCTCATGGGTGACGATGTCGCCATCGATGTATGCGTCAGTGATGTTCTCCGGCTGCTTCCACGCAGCTCCTGGCTTTGGCGCGTTGTTGAGCGTGGCGCGTAGCGTGGTCACGATTTTGGTTTCGCTGTCCCACACGTACGGCAGTGCTTGGCGGCGTTGACGCTCAGCTTCAATGTCGTTGGAGCGGTCCCAGCATTGACGTTGGTGCTCATCAAGCTGAATATCAGTGAGCTGGTCCAACGTCTTGTTCCAGAATTCGGGGGTTTCGTGTTTTTGTGCCATCAGATGGCCTCCTTCTCGTCTGAGTAGTTGTTGATTGCGTGTCTGCTGCTTCGGCAGTCTGGTTGAGGTTTACATACAGCCACCCCCCTTCGCATGTCGCCATATAGCCTGCCCTGCAGTAAAAACTAGTTTTCGATGTGAAACGTAAATTCAGCCCGCGAGTCAGTCTTCAACACACGCCGCTGACTAGAATTAGGAGCATATGAATACGCCTGCACTGCAACTGACTGCCCAGGTTTCACGTCGCAGATGCCACTAATCTTGGCCACCCATGTCCTTTCCCCCAGCGGACCTAACGGGCCAAACCGGTGAGAGCTCCACTCCCCATACCCCTTGCCGTCCACACTGATCCGCAACGCATAGGTGTTTCCACGATTAACGTTTGTAAACGCCACATCGACATTGAACTCAAGCCGTGTAGCTCCCGACGGGGCTGTAACCGTCATCCCCGGCACAGTTGTGTATTGACCGCGAGGTGCGTCCCAAGACGTGTTTGATGGGACGAGCGAACGCTTCTCCATACGCAGCGGATACTTCTCCCACAACACAAGCACCGGGTAGTTATAACCGGCAGGGATAGAAAACTCCCGTTTCGCCCCAACTGTTTCCATCCCGTAACGAGTGGCCTGCCAACTACTGTCAGAGTTATAACTCCATTCCCACGTGATCCAGACCAGTTTGCCAACCCAAGACCCATTAGCAACCAGCTTGGATCGTGACGGCCGGGACACCCTCTCCGTACTACTCTTCTCGTCCAACAGGTGGAACCCCATACGACGTGACTCGAGATTAAAAACCCGATCGGACAGCATCGATACTGCGCTAGTAGTCAGGCCTTGCACATAATCTGTGACCTCTTTATTTGTCCTGTTAACTTCTTCAAGTTCACGAATACGGGTGGCATTGTCGCTGATCTGCTTCGTCTGTAACGCGTCAATCTGCGCCTGATCGGGAATATCCAGCTCCAACGACAAGCCAGCAATCCACAGGTTACCCTGGGCACCGTCTAGGAGGTTGAAGCGAAAAACGTCCAGGTAGACGTACTCAACACCCTCTTTAAACTCGATTGTCGAAACCACCTTCGTAGTCTCCGTCGGCACCGTGAAAAAACCAACCAGGTATCCACTAGCACTCGAGTCGGAGAAGTCGGTCACCGGCCACGGCTGCTTCGCTTCCTTCGCCGTTTTGTAGTTGCCCTTGTTTACGGTGCCGTTCACCGAACCCGACTTCACCGCATACGCACCGTTCTGGTCGCGTATCTCGATGGACATTCTGGTGTTCGCCACCGTTGCCCGACACCAGAACTGTAGCCGGTACTTCTGGCCAGGCTGCACCTTCACCAACCGCTTCGGCGGAGCTTGGTACGCATACGTTTTCTGTGCTTTGGAGTACATGCGCCAAGGGTGGCCTTCGGGGCGGGGCCAACCGTGATAGTTGGCCGGTAGCTCCTTGTCGCAAACTTGCCACCAGATCGGCTCCGGCACAGTCGGGTTCTTCGCCGTCGGCTCGTGATGAATCAACGACCCACCGATCGGCACAATCGTGCCCGCACGCAGCTCGTTCACCGTGATCGAATCAGCGGCGATCCGCCTGGCATCAATGGTCCCGGACGTGATCTTGCCCGCATCCAGGTTGGCGATCACCTGGTTGCCAAGAGTTTGAGTTGCCCATGAGGAACCTGTCCACCGCCACTGGCCGATAATGGTCGTTCCCGAGTATCGGAACCACGTATCCCCCTCACGCTCACCACGAGTATTGCCCGGTGCGCTTGTTGCGTACCACACGCGATTCTTCGAGTTTGCTGACTCGTTACTGATCGCTGTCGCTGCTGACACGCTGGCTTCCTCTGTGGTTGGTGACCAAGACACGGAGCCATTCGAGTAGGTGGTGCGAATGGTGGTGTAGAGGGTGTTCCCAACCTTGTAGGCGGGTTGGGTGGTGGACCAGCCTGATGGGTTGCCGCTGCCTGTGGGGGTGGCGGGTTTGTTGGTTGCCCACTGCCAGAAATGAGTAACGTCTTTTACAGACACGCCTTGTGCGCCTGTCTGCCCTTTCGGGCCAGGTGCACCCTGCGGGCCAGTAGCGCCCTGCGGGCCTTGAGGTCCACGAGCCCCGGTATTACCTATCTTGCCGACGCTGTAGCCCGTCTCCGATGTCCCATCCGAATACGACCAAACAAACCGCGTCCACACAAATCGACCTGGTGCGACGGTGGGTGGTTGTGACTGCCAGCCTTGCGTTGGTGGTTGGGTGCCAGAGGTCGACTGAGAGTAGGTAACAACGGTGCTGACAAGCTTCGTGCCGTCTTTGCCAGGTCGGCCGTCGCTACCGGTCTCACCCTTCGCGCCCTGCGGGCCTTGCGGCCCACGAGCGCCGGTTTCGCCTTTCGCGCCAGGGGCACCTTGTGGGCCGGTCTCACCGATCTTGCCGACGCTAAAGACTTCCTCAGTGCTGTTATCCGTGTAGTGCAGCACCATTTTTGTCCACACGAATCGCCCTGCAGGTACATTCGCCGGTGGCTGAGATTGCCACCCCGACGATGGTGCAGTCACACCAGACGCAGACTGGGCGTACGTCACCGTGGTTTGCTGCACGCCCACACCGTTTTTGCCCGGCGCGCCGTCGCGGCCGGAGTCGCCTTTCGGGCCGGGAGCGCCCTGAGGGCCACGGGGGCCTGGCAGGCCAGTGTTTCCTGTCACCAATACTGCGGGGCCTCGTTCTACGCGGCCGTCACCGAACCAGGTAATGGTGCGTTGCCATACAAACCCCACTGTGGAGGGCGCCGGTGCAGCTTGTGACCAGCCCGAGGACGGTGCCTGCGTGCCGGACGGTGACTTTGCATACTCAACGACGGTGTCCACCACCGCTTTATCAGCGGCTTTACGCGCCTGTGCTGCCTGCGTTTCAGCAGTACGGGCCTGTGCCTGCACTGCACCTACTTGCTTGCGGCGCTGTGCGGATTCCTTTGCAATGGCTTCGCGCACACTGCGGTTTTGCTCCTCAACCAGCTCGGCGTCGCGGATGGTTTGGCCGCCGACGTGGACGCGGACGCCAAGCGGGTCTTCTGGCGCTGAGGTGTAGGTAATCGCTGTTACGGGTTGCGAAATCACCCTATTGAAGACCAGGACGTCGACGACGTCGCCGACTTCGTAATCCTCGCCGGGGGTCCAGGCGCCGAGGCCTGCGCCGGTGATGTCGCGTTCAAAGTAGACGTCTTCTGCAACCTTGCGTTGTGACGCGTCGACGACGGCTTCGAAGTTGGAGTAGCCGGCATTCGTTTCGACGGTCACGTCTGCGCGGGCAAAGGCGATGTCGAAACGCCCAAGCTGCTCTGCTTCTTTGGGCCGATACACGTAGCCGTTGGTGTATCCGTCGTCGGTGTAGTCGTCTTGCGCGAGCTCGCGGCCCTCCGGGAGCACGACGTTAAACGCACCGTACGTGTAGACGGCTACTCTCGCGCCGACGGTAATTTCACCGCCGTCGGCAACAAGTTTGATGCTCATTATGCACTCCCTTTCACATCGAAATTGATTACTGGCTCGCCTGTGGTCTCTGGGAACACCATCGACGCGGTAATTGCGACACCGGCGGCGGTCGCGCGCGGCATCACCACATCCCAGATGAACCCGTCGTCAGGCTTGATCAGTACGTCGTCAATCTGCCCTTCTGTGGGCGTTACCGAAACGGAAAACGGCGACGGTGCAATCCCCGCCAGCGTTGTCACGGCTTCAACGGACTCGCGGATGACCCGCCCGATAACCTCGTCGGCAGGTCCGGCAATGACCTGGTCGCTGAGATAGGAGTCGTAGAAGTCCACCTCGGCGATATCGCGCGGGGTTTTAAACCGTGCGGACTCGTCGGTGACCGCCAGCCAGTCCCGCTCGAAGGTGCGAAACGTCGTCTTTGCCCACTTCGCTGGCTGCGAAGGGCACGGCAACTGCTGCAAGAAGCTCAACACGTCCACACCATGCAGCGAGATTTCACGAAGCTTGTCCGACGGGCCTGTGGCCATGCGCTGGGCAACCCGGTAGCACCACGAACTGCCGGGACGCTCAACGAGCACAAACCTCGTCTTCGGGGTGGGTGCGATCGCACCGGAAGGCTCAACACCAATCGTGTCGTCCACCAGGGCGCGCGCGGCAGGATGCACCCCGCTATCCATCGCGGACACAGGGAACGTCACCTGCAGCGATGACACGGCGTTGCGTTCACGCGGAGCCTGCATCTCAGACGGTGCTGGCAGGTCACACAGCGGGTGGCCGTTCTCGTCCAACAGTCCCAAGTACTGCCCTGTCGATTCCACCACCGCTTTACGGTGTGCGGCGAACTTGGCCCAATCTACTGCCACGGTGACCACCTTCCAATACGCCATATCGCGTCACAGCGCGATAGCCCTAAACTTGCCGATCCTCCTGGAGGCACCGGCTCGGAAAATCCTGTTACTTGGCTCGATGCTGCTGTGTTGATACGCCCAGCCGTGCGCACGGTAAACCCACCCTGCGGGGAAGTATCCAGCGTTGATAACGCCGCCACCGACGGCAGCACCGTGTCAAAGCCAGACGGCCACCGCACCGACGCGGACGGTCCAGACCACTCAAACGTCGGCCAAATCGGCACATCCCCATCATTGACAATCTTCGCGCCACGCTTCGGCGACGAGCGCCACACACCATCAAACGACACCAACGGGATCTCCATCTCTATAAGCAGCTCACCATCTGGCGCGACAGCAGGAGGAGCAACCATCTCACGCAGCCTCACTGCCAGCTCCCACCCGTTGACCACAAGAAACGCATCAACGTTCGGAGAAAACCAGCCCGCCACCTGCGCAAAAGTAAACGGCGGCTCCACAAGCAGCTTCACGCTGCCCTCCATCACACCCGTCGTGAAGCCATGCAGCACCCCGCCCGGCGCGAAGCCGGATTCGGTGGTGACTGCTTTGGGTTGGCCGACCAGGCCGGTGATGCCGGCGGCGGGCAGGGTGACGGGTGAGGGACCGTTGGGGGCGACGTCGTGGAGTTGGCCTGCGTGGTCTCTGATTCCGAAAATCATTGTCACATCCTTGTCTTGTAGTAGTTCGCGCCGTTTTTGCCTTCCAGGACGGTGACGCGGTGTCCGACTGCGCTGATTTGGTCTCGCATCTCGCGGGCGACGTCCTCTGTGCGCATGTATTCAGTACCTGGCAGGTTGATGGTCAGCTCTGGGAGCATGTTGCGCTCGATTGCCTTAAACCGGCTGTCCATCTGAGCAGCCAGTTGCTGTTCCCTGGTGCGGGCAAGCTCGGTTTCGACGGCGGCGCGCAGCTGCTCATCGCGAGCCCGACGCGCGGCTTCCACGTCTTCGCGCGTCTGGTAGCGCGCGCTGATTTGTGGGATGTCGATTTGGTTAAGAGTGGCTTCTGCCACGCGGGTGATGTCGACGTCGCGCAGTGCTGCGCCGTCCATCGCTGCGGCAAGTTCGTTGCCCCAGGTGTGTGGCAGGCGTGATGGTGGCAGTGGTGCTGCGCCTGGCAGGTCGTAGTTGAACCCTCCTGGTGGGAGGGTGTTGTAGATGTTTTCTGCGGTCTTGGCGATGGCCTGTAGCTCGGTGACCTGCTTGGTGGTTTGCTCTGAAAGGGTTGTGCTTTGGCTTCGGTTGAAGTCCATGAGCTCTTTCAGTGCGGTTTTCACGCCTTCGTCGGAGGTGCGGTAGTACTCCGCCATTGACGTGAAGTAGCTGGCCTGCTGCTCGGCTGTGGCGAGGTCGCCGCGTGCCTTTGCTTCGCTTGGTGCGTACTGCGCGTCAATTGCGAGGTTTCCGACTTCAACCTTGGTTTCGGCGAGTGCCTTTTCGTAGTCGGCGATTTGCTGTTCCATTTGCTGGGTTTCCAGCGCCCGGACAGCACGGCCTAACGAGGTGTTTTTCAAAGCGGCCTCGATAACCTTCTGCGCGTCCTCCGTCGAGTTCCAGAACCCGTAGTGCCCGGCGCGAGCCATGACCTGTTCGATTTCGGAGACGTACTTGCCGTATTCCGGGGTGCCGCCGAAGTGCTCCTTCAGAATGCGCATGGCTTCTGCTTTCGCTTGTGCGGCAGCACGCTCGTACCTACGGGACTCCTCGATCTTTATTTCCTTGCGGTCGCGGGCTGTCCAGTCTGCGGACTCTGCGAGCAGCTGCGTCACGCGCTGCATGCGCATGGCCTGTGGGGTGGACAGTGAACCGTCGCCAAGCGAGGTCATTGCTTTGAGCCTGCCAGCCTGTGCGCTAAGCAGTGCGGTTGCTGACTTCGCGGACAGTGCTGCCTTGGCTGCGGCCTTGGAGGAATCGAGCAGTTGCACAGCGGCGTCCGCGTTGGCTTTGAGTGCCTCGGCTTGTGCCTTGTGGGTCTCGGCTTCCAGTGCGAGTTTTTCACGCACCGAGCCTGTGACTGCGTCGACGGTTTCTCCGAAGGTGAGCTTTCCGGTTTTCAGACCGGCGATGGTGCGCGCCCACAGGTCGTCCACGCTGGTGCCGATAACACGCAGGGAACCGAGTTCGGCGCTGGTGAGCTTGGCTCTCGCATTGGCCACATCCACGATGCCGCGCAGTTGGGTCTGCGTGTAGTTGGCTCGGGCTTGGCCAAGCTGCCACTGCGCCTGCTGCTCGGCCAGCAGTGCGTTGACAGCGCCCATGCGCAGCTGTGTCAGCTGGTTGCGAGCCTCGTCAATGCCTCGTGCCAACGTGGCCATCATCTCGACGGACTGGGTCAGCGTCTCAAGGCGCGCGGCTTCGACGCCGTTGATTTTCTCGATGATCCAGTCCGCGATCTTGCGGACAGTTTCATACACCGTCTTGCCGAGGTTATAGACCGCCTTGGCGGCTTCGATGGCCAAGGTGATTTGCCCGGCACCGATCTGTGCGGCGAGCTGAGCGGTGTTGTAGCGGGTCGTGTTGAGGTTCTTTTCCGCCTTAATCACCGCATCTGCAGCCTTATCGCGGTCCTTGGCCCGCTTCTTGCCTTCGGTGTCGAGCTTCTCCGCGGCGTCCTCACGAGCCCGGCGAAGCTTCTCTTCTGCGTCAGCAATCCTCTCAGCCGATGGGTTCTTCGCACTCCTAGCGCGCGCCACCGCTTTCTCCGCGTCCTCAAGCTTGCGCTTGGTCTGCTTGTCGTAGCCACCGTCTTCGGCATCGAGCTTGGCCAAGGCTTCACGCGCTTCAGCCAGCTCACGCTCCCGCTCGGCGATTTCTTCCATGCCGTCTTTCGCGGCCTGGCGAGTGTCCGCAAGACCACGCTCGGCATCACGCAACCCACCGAATACCTCCGGGAGCAGCGCACCACCCACACCAAGACCGAACCTGGTGGGGTTGGCGTGGAAGTTGCCGGCAGCGACTGCAAACGAGTTCGTCAGATCGTCCACCACATCAAACGCCGAAGTAGGCGCATCTGCAATCGAGCGAGACCCATCCTTCGGAGCGATTGCCTCAAGCCCAGCTGCGGTGGAATCCAGATTCTTCGAGGCCTCCTTGAACCCCTGGACAACACCGGGCAGCTCGGCAGCAACCTCACGCATAGCCTTAGTGAAGGCTGACAAGTTCGCCCACTGGCCATCGGTCAGTACCGGCTCCGGCTTGCCAGAGAGGTTCATGGCCACAGCACCGTGCGGCAAATACCCGCCCTGGTCGTAGAGCTTCGCACCAAACAACGACGCGATGATGTCAAAGGTCTGGTCAGCCGCACCCCACGACACATTGGCTCCACCAGCAGATGCATACGAGGACACACTGTCTGCAAACGCACCCACGGACTCCGCCATCTCGTCGGCACCCGGGAAATGCGCCCAATCAGTAAAACCACGGCCCTCAAGCGGGCCAGCAGTGCGACCGATGGTGAAACCACCACCAGTGTTGCCGCCAGACTCGACGAAAGTACCGTCAGCCAGCTGCATGGCAGTGTGCCCGTTGGCACCGCCACCCTGGTCCCACCACCCAACAGTGATGTCACCAACGCCGCCCTTACCAGGCTGCGCGCCACGAGCAGCAAGCCAGTTGCCCTCCGTCACGGTGGACATGCGAGAGGTAAAGGGGTCCTCGCCACGAAAGACGTTGACCGTGGCCGATACTGCGCCGGAGCAGTCCACACCACCCGACGAGAAGCCACCCAGCAAGTACGGTGTGCCGTCAAGAAACGCCAACTTGCTCTTGATTACGCTAGACGAGACCAGCCCACCATCTGCAAACCCCGGCAGCTTCGGGAACACGCCGGCGTTAATCGCAGCAAGCTCCGCGTCGTACTTGTCAGACGAAGCCCGATTAATGACCCACTCGCCCGCATCCAAGCGCGCCAGCGGGCTGCCTGCAGCATCCACGCCCACAAACCCGTCGACGATCTCGGTGCCTGGCCCCGTGGTCGGCAGGCGATAGCCTGTGGCCACACCGCCTGTGGCCAAGCCCGGCGCGCGTCCACCGGATGCACGCCCTGGAGCGTTGCTTACGACGGTGCGCTGGCGGGTTGTGATGGTGATTTCCTTGTCCTGCAAACCGCGCAGGCGGCGGCCGACGTCGTCAATCTCCTTCTTGGCCTGGCTGGCGTCAGCCTCAATCTTGGCTTCCTTCTTCTTGCCCAGTTCGGTCTCGACGTCCTTGATGAATGTTTCGACGTTTTTCCGGGCTTCGTCAGTCGGTGCCTCGATCTTTGTGGTGTGCTCGTCTGGGGTCTCGCCAAGTTGGATCCCGAGTTGCCTCAGTTGAGCCTGTGCGTCGTCGGAAAGCACGTTGAGTTCGACAGATTGCCCCTCCGGCAAGTCCTGCAGCAGCGCCCAGACAATTGCGATTTCTGTCTCCACGGAGTCCGCGCCCTGCAGCTGCACCAGGGTCTCGACGACCTCTGGCATAAGTGCGTACTGCTGGCGAAGAGACTCAATCTGCGGCTCGGTCAGCTCGTATTCGGCTGCAAGATTTGCAAGCCCAGCTTCTACAAGACCGTAGGCTTCTTCTGCATCGCCGCCGGCGTTGACCGACGACAAGAATGCGTCACTGATCGCCATCAACGAAGTGTGCAGAGACTGCGCGTTCTTGTCTGTGACTTCAAGCTTGCCCGACTGATCAAACAAGGTTTCGCCAAGACCTTCGCCGTCGATAATCGCCGACGCTGCGGACTCGCTGACCTGCTCAACAGTCTTAGCCAGGTTCATCATCGCGTCCTGCGTGGAAGCAGGGAGCATACCCATGGCCTGCAGGACTTGCTTTAAGGCGCTGAGTCGGTCCTCTGCCGCTGCAGACGAGTCCGCCAGCACCTGCATACCCGCCTCAATCTGTGCAGTCGCAGGTGCCACACGCTGCGCGGCAAGGACCTGCTCGTCCAGAGCTGCTTTGACCTGCAGCAATTGCTCGGCAGCGCGCTGCGATGCCTCACCGCCAGCGTCTAGATGGGTGATCAGCTGTGCAAACTGCGTGCCGCCTGCCGCAACGACCCTGCCAAGGTCATCCATCGGAATCTGCAGCTCACCAGCAGCAGACTTCAGCGCATCATAGGCCTGCTTCGTCTCTGAGACCTGGGTGCGATACTCGTTGAACTCCTTGTTCCAGAAGCCCTGCTGCCACCACGACACATCAGGGGCCTGAATGATGTTGAACGCGCTGTTCATCTGCTCACCGATTGCTGTCATCTGCGTCATTTCGGCATCAGCAATCTTGGCAGCAGCTGCAAGCCCCTGCTCGTTAAGCGCACCGGTGGTGCCCGCGACCGCCATTTGCAACTCAGTTTGTGCTGCTGCAGCGTCGCGTGAGGCCTGTGCCAGCTTGTCTTGGATGGTCGATGCCGCATTTGCCGACTGCACAAACGCACCGACGAGTGCCGCGCCACCCATCATCGCGACGTTAAACGGGCCACCCAGGGCGTTGACGACGCCAGAGACACCACTGCGCAACAAACTGAACCCACCAGCAGCAGCGCCCTTTGCGGCACCACCCAACAGCAGGAGATTGCCACGCGCCACGGTGGCCGTCCTGGACAGACCCTCCATCTCCGTTGCCCAACGCTTCGTATTCGCACCAAGATTGCGCATCGGAGCCGATGCCCGGCGCGCCGAGTCGGCCATGAGAGCGATGGATTTGTGCTTCGATTCGACGACGGCGAGCGCTGCGCCCATGCGGGTCAGTTCCACGCCACTCTTTTGTGCAAGCAGCGTGTGGACCTGCATCATTTCGCCGAAGCCTTTTGCGCTCTCACGCGCGACTGCCATATGAGACGGAATATCAAGCTTCTTGAGCACCGCGAATGCTGCAGCCGCACCGATGATTGGGCCCGAAAGTCCCTGCAGGGCGTTACCAGCGGTCTTCACGCTGCTTTCCATCGGGGCAAAGAGGTCACCTGCGACGACAGCAGCAGTTTTTAGCCCGTTGATTGCGGACTCGGTGTAATCCCCAAGCTTGCCAATGGCAGCAGTAGCCATATCCACACCCGCCACCATCGTGCCCGCCAACGCTTCATAGGTGCCAAGCGCGACATCTTCAACAGTGTTTTCCAGTCGCTCCATGGCACCAGGCAGACCGTGAGTCTGGGCTGCAGCGACCTCTGCGGCCTGGCCCTGACGCGTCACGGCCTCCGAAAGCGAGTCAAAGCCCTCCTTGCCCTGCTGGGCAGCCACACCCGCCATACGCATCGCGTCACTGCCAAACAGTGTTGCGGTAGCGGCCTGGTACGCCTCCGGCGTCATCTTCTGGGCAGCATCTTTCAGCTGCCCCATCAGCACCGGCAGACCGACAAACTGCTCCTGCGCGTCATACACGCTAAGACCCAAAGCTTCGATTGCCGCCTGCGCAGGCTTACCCTGGTTCGTCAGCGACAACAGCGCAGTTTTCAGCAACGTACCGGCATCAGAACCGGTGATACCAGCATTGGCAAACATCGCGATAGCGGTCGCAGTGTCATCAATAGACACGCCGAACTGGTGCGCCACAGCACCAGACTGCTGCAGGGCGTTGGCAACATCGCCTATCTCAGCAGACGAGGCGTTAGCCGCACCCGCCAGAATGTCTGAGACCCGAGCTGCATCAGATGCATCAAGCGAAAACGCCTGCAGGGCCTGGGACTGAATGGTTGCAGCAGTGGCGGCATCCGTTTGAGCAGCAGACGCCAGCTGCAACGTGCCCTTTGCAGCCGCCATCGCCTCCTCGACGGAAAACCCACCCTTAGCCAGCTCCGTCATCGCTGCAGCAGCATCAGAAGCAGACGTAGCGGTAAGCGACGTGTCATTGCCAAGCTCGCGAGCACGCTGGGTGACCGCCTCAATCTGCTCACCCGTCGCCTGGGAGACGGCCCGCATCGAGTTGAGCTCGGATTCAAAATCCTTGCCAACCTGAATGACGGTTTTGGCAGCTTCCGCGCCACCCATGGCCACGCCGAGCGCTGCGCCGAGCTTACCGGCGGCACCAATCGCGCCTTTGAGCCCGGACTCCATCTTGGGGACAAACCCCTTCGTATCCGGTTCAACCAGGATGTCAATCTTGCCACCGGCCATTGGTTATTCTCCTCTCATTTTTCGCAGATCACTCAGCGAACCAAAACGCCGACCGTCAGACTTCGTGACAGTCGGCTGTGCTTTTTCGTGTGCTTCCAGCAACTCGCGCATCAATTCCTCATGGATATGCGCAGGACGGTGCGCGACAGGGAAAATGACTGGGTCCGCAGGAGGCTTAATACCCTCGCGTTTGCGACGGGCACGCTCCCGAGCAACCTCTGGATCATCAGGGTCGGTGATCCAGGAGCGGTACTCGGAGTTGAGCCAGTAGTCGAGGCGATCCACCAGCATTGCCAAGTTCTCGTCCTGGTCAGACCAACGCTCAAGCCCGTCGATGAGCACCGCAATATCTCCATGCCACATGGTCTCGAGTGCGACACGGAAATCAAGCGAATACTGGCGTCGAAACTCAACGAACAGGCGCGCGAACGCGCCCGGCGCGTCTAAGCGGACGCACCAGGAAAAAAATTCCCATCTTCGGACCGAAGCCCGGCGACAATCGCCATGCGCGTCAGCACACGGCCCGCGGTCGGTGCCGCCTCCTGCAACAGACGCTCCACGAACGCCTGCTTCGCGTCATCGTCGGAGTCCGACAGCAGCTCCACGGTCTTCGTGACGATGTCCGTGCTCTCATTGGGCTTATCGATACGCCAGATTTCCACGTACTCGCGAGCCTCACGGCCCGTGAAGTTGCGGCGCAGGCTGATCTCGACGCCGTCAAGGTCAATCAGTTGAGACGGGCCGCCTTGTACGGCGAGCGCGGCGTCCAGGATGTCAATGGCGGTCTTCTTCTTCGCGGTCATGGTTTGTCCCTTCTCGGTACTGGGTAGGTGAAAATGGGCGGGTTGTTTGGGCTTTGTGGTGGTGGCGACCCGCTGCGCCACCACCTGGCCTAATTAGTGGTTTTCCTCGGTGTTACCGGACGCCTCGGAGCCCGCAGACCCGGCTTCGTCAACGGTGACGCCCTCCGGCAGAGCCGGAATGATCTCCACCATCGGAGACAGGAAGGACACGTCGAATTCCCAACCGTCGATGTTCTGGCCATCGATGGCGGCGCGTGTCGCAGGTGCCTTGAGCGTGACACGCGGCGAGTAGAAGAAGGCTGCATCCGTGCCATCTTCGACGCGGATGAAGATCGCGAACTCCTCGCCGACGCCCTTCTCAATGGCGTAGTGCTTGCCCTGCTTGATGATCTTGCCGCCCTGGGCGCGCGTCAGCAGGGTTGCCTTCGTGTTATCCACCGCGCGGAACTTGATGCCCTCCTTGAGCGGATCGCGGGCAATCTTGTACGGGGCCTTGCGGTAGTTGAACACCTGCTTTTCGGTGACGGACTGTTCCGAGGTCTGCTCGAAACCTGCCTCAATACCGCCGTATGCGTCCCACCCCTTAATTGCCTCGGCGAGCAGGTCGCCCTCCGGCAACTTGGTGTCTGCAGGTGCGCGGTATGCGTCACCCGTCAGCCACAGATACGCCTTGCTTGGATCAGCCGTGGTTACAGCCATAATCAACACTCCTTTGAATCTAGGATCTGGAAAATCCCCGGTGCCTGACATGCACTTGGAACCGGACCGGGGCATAAAAAAGGGGCCTGTCGGCCCCACGTTTCAAGTCGAACAGCTGAACAGGTCCGTCCAGCCAACTTGCACTCCACGCTGTTGCGTCGTCGAGTACCTGGTTCTTTGCTCTGCCGAGCAGCTCACCCGCCATCGCGGCGGCGCGCCACACAGTCACATCGGGGTCCTCCCTCAACCGCGAGACCTGGCTATCAGGAGCCCACGGAGTGACCTGGACAATCACCCGATGCAGCAAAGGGTCATCTCCCACGTGCCCTGTCACAGCGACAAGGCAGTGTGGCTTGGTCAGCGGATCAGGCAGATTACGGGTTGTGATCTTGCCTCCGTGCAGACAGTCAGTAAACTCCTTTTGCTCTGCCAGCCATGCACGGATAATGCCCGCTACATATGGCAACGGTCTTACAGTCACTTCATTCGACTCCTCCTTGGTCTCATACCTCGGTATCGCCCGTACTTCATCGCCACTGTCGTCAGCGCCGCATGAGCCGGTGTATCCGAGGTGCCGTACTCCTTGTAGACCGCGTCCTCGTCATTGTCGACGACCGAGACGTCCTGTCCGTCGATTTCGACGGCGATGCCGCCGCGATATGCATACGTCAGCACCGGCGCTAATGGTCGGGCCTCGATCATGATTTCTTGCGCGATTCGTTTGCGGTCAGCGAACGACCCCTCACGGGCCGCATACCTTCGCACTCTGCGCCGGTAAATCGTCAGTTTGCCAATCGCTTAGACCTCCCGCCTATCGCGTTCCGGTGCATGGCGTACTTGCACAGCAACGTACTCCGGCGGCTGGCCAGGAATACCTCTCGGCATGCCTTCGGTAATGGCTTGCCAGCATTGTCCCGTCGGCGCGTAAAACGCATCGTCTGCTCGCACCGTCACGGGTGGTTCGAATAACACCATGCGTTCATCGACCACAGTGGACGCTGTCACCTCGGAAAAGCCACTCCACAGTGGAGCCTGCAGTAGACCGCGTCCAGGAATCTCCTCAACGCCAGCTGGCAGAGGCTCGCCTGTATTCGGGTCAACTTCTTGCTTGTCTTCGGTGATGGCAGCTACCCAACCTGGCTGAAATAGCACTGCTGCACTGATCATCGATACGCTCCCTCCGCAGCCCTCGGTGGCATACCACGGGGCCGAATCGTAAATGCGGCCTGCGACTGCTGTGGAGCCACAATCATCAGCTCGTCAAGCGTCAGATACAGCAGCGAGCCCTGCCCCGCGCCACCATCACCTGTCCACTCCATCGAGACTTCCGGATACGCGAGCTTGTCAAGACCACCTCGCGAGGTCTTATCGATTGCTCGCGTCACCATCGCCTCAACAATGTCAGCGACAACAAGACGGTCAACCAGGCCCTGCTCGATTCGCCGGTCGATGTTCGGCGCACGCGCGCAAATCAGGCGTTCAGCCTGATCAATCCAGCGCATCGCGCGCTGTTGTACAGCAGGTGCAGCGTCAGGCCAGATGTCTTCGGGGGCTTCAAGTAGCCACTTCGCCATGACATCCTCCTCGCTTTACTCCTGGTTCTCCGCCTCGAACGCGTCAACCATCGCGATGATCTGCTCGGTAGTCATACCGACAGGGTCAAGGCCGAGCGCTGCGGCGTACTCCTGCCACTGTGACTTCTTTGCGCGCCCGTCCGGGCGAGACGCAACGGTGAACTCCGGCTCAGCGTCAGCTTCGTTTGCCGGCGCTTCAGCCAGTTCTTCACCGATCCCGAATCCCTGTGCCTTGTAGTACCACAGGAGATCCTGACTCGGATTGCGGCAAACGCCCTCAATGAACACGTCGCCGCCGATGATCCCGTTGTAGCGGACATTCGGTGCTGTGACGATCATTTAGGCCACCTTGACCTTGCGGAGCACACCAGCTGCCTTCGTCGCCTTGAGCGCGACAGCAACCGGCCCCATCTCGACCTCACCAGTCTTGACCGCACCAGAGGTGGAGAAGTCCGGCAGCCAGGTCTTCATCATCTCACCAGAGGTAGTGGTGACACCGTGGAAGCCATCAAGACCGATGCGCACAGCGTAGACACTGGTCACACCCTCGGAGACCGGAATAATCGGGTCATTCGTCCCCGGCTTGTCGCCCGGGTCCACCAGAATCAGGTTGCCGATCTGCTCACGCTCGATGGCGTGGCCATTCGCACCGACAAGCCCATCAATCGGGTTGACCGTGTACATGGACGCCCGGCGCGCTGCGGAACGCAGTTTTGCCAGTGCGCGCTTGTTTGCGAACAGCAGGGTGGGTGCGCCGTCGAGTGCTGCTTGGAGTTCGTCGAGGTCGTCGAGAATGCCAAGTGCGGCGTCTGCGGTGGTGTAGGCGCTCCAGTCCTTCTGGTCGTTGAGTTCCGTTGCGGATCCCAGCAGGGCCTTGGAAAGGCCGTCGAAGCCGTGTTCGTCGACTGCGGAGTCACCGTTGATGACGGCGTCGCTGAACTTGGTTGTGGTGGCCTTGATCAGCTGCGAGGTCTGCAGTGCGATCTCGTCGGAGGTTGCCGGTCCGAGGTGTGCGAGCTGTCGGTCAATCTGGAAGGAACCACCGAGGACCTTCAGGTCTACGGAGTGCTTCGTGGTGGTGACGCTTGCGGGGCGGTACTCGGTGTTCAGCTCGCGGAACTGCGCCGAGCGCTGGGTTGCGAGGCGTCGGTAGGAGTAGGTCAGCGTTGCGCCGCCACCGGCAGGGTTGACTGCGGTGTCGAAGATGAGGTTGTCAAGGATGACGGAACTCTTGCGGAACTCGTCGATGACGGCTGCGTCATAGTCGTCCTGGGTGTTGAGCTTTGCTTGCTCAAGGGTGATAGCCATTGGGCATCACTTCCTTTCTATCGTTGGATGTTCAGGCGGGCGTCTGTGGCCTGCTGCAGTGTCATTGGGGTGACTGCTCGCTGCGTGCCCTGCCCCTGGGAGGGGTCGACGGGTTTGCGGTCGAAGCCGAGCGCTGCGGCGAGGGTCTTGGCGTCGGCGGCGAGTTCTTCTTCTGTGTCGCCACGTAGCCGGTCCGCCATCTCGGCGGGGAGTTTCGCATCAGACAGCACTTTGCTTACGAGCTGTTCACGCTCACGTGCGGTCGCTGCTGCTTCAAGTTCAGCGATCCGCTCGTTAGCCTTTTCCAAGTCGGACTGTGCGCGCTCAAGTTCGGTCATCTTCTCCCGGTCGATTGCGTCAAGACGTTCCTGAAGTTCGTCACGAGCGGCTTCGGCGGCCTGGCGCTTGTCGCGCTCTGCTGCAAGGTCCTTAAGCACGGCGCGTTTACTGCCCCGCCCATCGGGGTTGTCGTCCTCCTCGTCATCGCCCGACTCAGGCTCCTCTTGCTTTTCGACGTCACCGTCCCGGTCCCCGGCGCCAGCCGGCTCCTGAGGAGTGTGTTGGCTTGGCGCGCTTCCCTGCCCGGTGCCGGTGGGTTCGCCGCCGTCAGCTTGTGCGGCAAACATGCGTATCCACGGACGAATACGGTTCTTCATATTGGTATCTCCTTAAATCACGAAAACCCACCGGTAGGTGGGCATGAAAAAACCCACCACGTTGGTGGTGGGTTCCAAACGATTCTTTGACTATTCCCCGTAAGGGAACAGCTCCTCGATTGTTGGAAGGTTTATCTCAACGGCTGGGTCTTGCTCGGCAAACGAACGAATAACCTTGTAAACCTCTTCGACAGCGGTAATCGTAAATAAGTCAGTGTCAAACCACTCAAGAGGATCTTCAAACAACGAGAGAAACGCGGCCTTGGTCTCTTTTTTGGGGGTGCGCCCTGATTCCTTAAACCTTAGTGCCAACTCAGGTAGCCAATACGGGTCTAGATCAAGGTCAGCGTCATTGACGTCAAGCTCACGTTTCAGTTCTGGATACGCATCCCAGGGATTCATTGCTACTGCCCTCCCTTCCAAGGCGCGCTGCTTTGTTGCCCGTTGACTTCAATACTTAATACGCTATCACCGTTTCTTGGGTAAACAGAGTTGATTTTCAACGCATGATCAGAGCCTTTCTTCGTCGGCCCCAACGCGTATTCCACGAGAATACGTCGCCCGCCAGGGTCTGTTGAGGCCTTCTGAATCCGCCATCCTGTAGCAACGGTCCGTGAAAGCTGATCCGGATCTGCGAACGCTTCCTTTTGCAGTCCAATCAACCATTCGGCCAACTCGTCATCATCTTGCTTCGGGAAAAACGTCTTTCTCTCTTGCAACATTACATCCGGATTGGCGTTGCGGAGCAGAGCAATATCTTCACTGCTACGGAGGGCACAGTCATGTGTATGCCCACCTCGAAGAACTATTCGTTTAGCCTTCGTGAGTTTTGGAGCCGTATATTTCGTGATGTGCTCTACAGGCAAGGTCGGGTCAATCTTCGGCACGATCTCCGAGAACTCCTCAAACAACGCCTGATGACGTGCACGCGCAGTATCCGCCACCGCATCACGCACCTTCGCAGGCAACACACCAGGCTTCACCGACCGGATATAGCCGTACCGGTACAACAGCTCCACACGACGCTGCTGGTCGCCTTCGGTGAGCTTGATGATCTCCGGAACACTGAGCCGCTGAACACGAGGCAAGCCTTTCAACGAGCCTGTTGGCCGCCCGTAGTAATACCGCATCGTCTTTGAACGCGACGTCGTAAACGATGAACCAGCCGCCGACATCCCAAGCCGACTATTAACCACCTGGTTGATATCAGCCCCAGCACGAATCGCAGCAGCACCAGACTTCGTAAAGACCTTGTCCTGGTCAGCAGCGCTCAAAGAATCCCAGTACGCCTGAACGTCAAAACCAGGACCGTCGAAGCGGATAGAATCATCATCCGGAACCGCGATCTGTGTGCAATCGCACCCAGGGTGGCGCCTAAATGCCTCGTCCCAGTAACCCCGCTTGCCTGCCAAGACAGCGCATCGCGCGCAACACGGCACATTCGCCACACGAACGTAGAGCGTCTTTGGCCGCATCAGACCGGCAACTGATTTCGCCATCCGCTGGGTATCAATCAATGCGGTTTGAGTAATCGTCGCTAGGAGTTGTCCGCCAGCTTCCCACGCGAGGCGGCGCTGTTGCGGCGTAGGATCCTCGTAGAGCGCTAAACGCTCACGCACGCGCTTGGCTACAGCACGTGGAATGATCTCCAACGGATCCCCATCAGGCATAAACCCGGCAAACGCGTCAGGGTTGAGCAAGCCGATCGGAGTATCCTGCCAGCCGTTGGCCATCAACTCCAGGTTCATCGTCTTGTCCACCAGAGCTGCGTTTTTCGCCTGCGCCCTGGCGATCAACTCAACCACCTTGTCGCCGTATTCACGCTCCCAGACGTCAATATCCATCGGGGAAGCCCGAGGCATCAGATCAATGCGCAACTTGCGAAGCGTATGCCGCACAATCTCGGATCGCTCCCTGGCCTCCATCTGCATTTCTGGCGGCAACGCTCGAAATGACCATGTCGTACTCATTTCGCCTCACCTCCTGCCTAAAGCCCGGCGCGCTCGAACTTGGCGTCGCTGATGTCGAAGTAGTTATCGCGTTCCTGTGCCAACCACTCAAGTTCCTTGTCAATGCGTGCCTGTGTAAACCCAAGTTCCAGCAGTGCACCACGCACCGACAGGATCGGTTTCCCGCCTGTCTTCTTCGACAACGCATCAGCGCGCTGTGCCTCCGTCGGGGTGCCTGGGTCATGCCAAAGAATCGAGATTTTGCCGTCTGACTCCCAGGCGTGGCGTCGGATGCGTTCAGCAACACCGAGTGACCATGCCAAGGCAGCACCAATGGCGCGAGTCATTCGGTCAACCTGCTTGACAAGGCGTGACTCGTCGGCACGAATTGAGCCTTCTGCCGCCGGGTTGGCGGTGTTTTGTCCCATCATCCGCACCGGTAGCCCGGTGACGGTCGCAGCTTGCTCAGCGAGCATGGTGATGGTCTTGTGAAAGCCCGCCAAGTCTGCGCCCGGTAGCTGCTTGACATCCGCCCCCTTCGTCGAAATCGCCCACACACTGCCAAGGTAGGTTTCCCACTCGTCGACGGGGTTGCCGTGCTCGTCTTGGAAGTCGCTTCTGGCAACACCAAGGGCGATCTTTTGGGGCGTGGAGACCGTCTCCATCGCCATTTGCAGCTGCAGCATCACACGGCCAGCCATGTTCACCAACGGCTTGAGGTCAGAGAACTGTGTCTCTCCCTTCCACACGTCATCGGAAGTGTCTTGGTTGAACGCCATGACGACCGGGACGCGGCCCAGGCCGTGCTCGATGCGCTGCACCGCTTCCCACTTACCCGCCCGGCGCGAAATCATGATGGTTTCGTCTGGCAGGTAGAGGGTCATGTGAGTGGCTCTGCCGGTTTCTGCCCGGTAGATGCGCAGTGCTGCTTTGGTGGCACGGGTGATGGGGTCGACGATGGTGGCGAGGTTCTTCGGCGACTCCACACGGATGCGTGGTCTGCCGCCGTCTGGGTCCGCTGCGACGGAGAGGGCACAACGTCCAAGGACGATGAAGTCACGCACCAGCAGTGGCAGGGAAGCGTCAAGGTCGTTTGATTCCCAGTCTTCGCGAAGTTCTTTGTCTTCGCTGGTTTCGCCTGAGCGCAGAATCATGCGCACTTCCATGCGCTCGGCCAGGACAGAGGCGTAGGTGCGACACCAGTTCAGTGGGAACGCGAATGGCTGCACGTCCGGTGGGATTGCGATGCCGAGGTTGCCGATGTCTTGGATTCCTCGGTAGTAGCGCTCGTTTTCCCTGTCAGCTGGTTTGGCCTGCTGAATCTTGTGGAACAGTGCCTGCATTAGGCGTTGTTCTTCGTCTGTGAGCATGTCCGGTCACCTCCTGCGTCTTCCGAGCACTATGACTCCTGATTCGTGTGAATTACCCCAGCCTGCTGCGTGAGCGTCCATTGCTGCCTCGTGGGCAACCACGGAGGCCATTGCCGGGTCGATCTTCTGGTGGTCTGTGGGCTTGCCAAGGATGTACTGCTGGCCAGGCTTTGCGACGCGTTTAGCGTTGGCGACGGCCATTGCGGTCAGCGGACACCCGTCGTGCGTGATTCGCCCCGTGGATAGGTCGATTTCGAAGCGAGAAAGCGCGGCAAACATGCGCCGGATTGAGTTCGTTGGCCACTCAAACACGGTCTCGTCGCCGTGAGCCAGTGACCAATCGCCGATCTCGGAGCGCCAGTCCTGCGGGTCGCAGTACATACGCTCCACGTCGAAGCGGTCAAACAGCTCGTCAACGGCGGCGGTAACTTCGCCGCGGGGAATGCGCCCTCCCCATTGGGCTGGGTTCCAGATGGTTGGGCGTGAATCTGGCCCGTAGCGGGGTGTGAACTGGAAGCCATCGACGGTCTCCGCGCGGATTGCGGTCCAGTCGTTGACTTCCGAGCCGTCGAAGCCAAGGCAGATGCGTGTCCCGTTAGGCGGGTTCGCCATCCATTCCATATGCGCCCTCCCAAAGTCCTGCTGGCAGCCAGGTGCCAGATGCGTAGGTTGATCGGTTGCCGAAGAAGCGCTCTGCTTGCTCCGGGTCACGGTGGTTAAGTTCTTGGGCTTCCGCCTCAATCGAGTCGAGGTTGACCCATGGGGTGCCCATGTAGACGTATTCGAGGATTGCTCGACGCTCTGCTGCGTTTGACCAGCGCAGGTCTGCAGGTGGCTGCGGGTAGAAGCGGAACACGTCATCAACAGGCGACTCGAACGTTTGCTGCGCGACCGAATTGACGGCAGTATTCCAGGCGTTCGTCGTCTCAATCGAACGCCCCGACATACCTGCCAGGCCACGACGCTGGTTATCAGCCAGCTTCGTCATCCGGTTCGACGCGGTCCACAGACCCGTCTCGTCCTGGACGACGAAGCTGACCGGGTTACCGACCTTGGAGTCCGCAGAGGCTGTCACAACGTCGATACGGTCAGCATCTTCACCACCTTCATGGCCAAGAACACGCACGAACGTGCCCAAGTCCTTCAGCAGCCACTTCAACGGTCCCAGACGAATCATCGAGCGCAAAGGACGATACGTGTTATCCGTCTGGTCCTCCGACGTTGCAGTGATCTGCAACAGCGGCGACGGATGCGGCCTGCCCATCGGCTCGCCCGGCATGTACTCGAACTCGAAACCGCACGGACACCCCCAATCAGCACACCGATACACATCACCGGCCTGCGCAAACCCACAAAACTCTGCAGGGCCAACGGCCTGCAGCGCGCACATCGTCGCCGCCCACGGCCCTTTGCCCATCTTCTGCGGCAACACCACCTGCATACGGCGATACCGAAACGCCTGGTTGCCAAGAGGTTCGCCCTCCCAGACAAGCCCGGCGCGAATCTCACCGAACTTCGCCGCGCACCAGAACTGCCAATCCGACCAGCGCATTGGTTCGCCGCGTCGGTAGCCGTCTGGGACCCTGCAGTGTGCTTGTACCCATGCGTCCCACAGGTCGCCAAGCGTTGGAAAATCGACTTTCCAGTCTTCCAATCGTTATTCGCGGAGTCGGCGGCGTATCTGCACCACATTTTGGCCGGCACGAGAGGTGTTCGACTCCGCCTCCTCCTTCTCGGTCTTGGCGCGAACCTCCCAGCCGTTTTCACGCATTCCTGCCGGTGTCAGCCCAATAGCGTCGGCAAGACGCATGGTTTGCGTCATCGTTGAGGGCGAAGCGTCAGGCTGCTCGCTTTTAACAGCCCAGTGGACGTAGTGGGCGATCATCAGCCACCGCCACGGCTCTTCCGCCCAGGCGACGGCTTGCGGATACCGCCACATTTTCTTCCACAGCGCGATTTCGCGATTCGGCCGCTTCGGCAGCGGCCACGCTGGAATCCGACCGGTGTAGCCCTCTGCCGGCAACTGCCGCAAAGAGCCCGCAATCCCGCGTTGCTCGGAGCGTTTCGACGTCGGATCCGGACGCGGTCCGGAGCGAATTCTGGCACCACCTGAACCCACTTTTACCCCTCCTACCTGGTTTTTTGAACCCTAAAAACTTCTTTCCGCCCTCGCACACGGCCCAGGTCGGAGTAGGTCAAGGGGTACTCCCCCACCCCGGCGAAACGCCGGTCCCTTTTTTCCGCCGAGCGGCCACTCCGTGGCGTGAATTGCACGCCCGGCACAGCACCGTCAGAGGCTGATCAGGCGAGCCGCCGAGCACCAGTGCGTCAGCGTGCTGCGCGGTCAAGTCATTGGCTGGATGTGGTGGACGCTGGAAGCCCGGGCAAACGTTTCCGTACCTGGCTCGGTGTGCCGCGACAGCGTCAGCGCGGCGACGGCGTTCGGCCGGGTTGCGGTAGAGCTTCTTCGTTGGGACAGTCTGCCGTTGGCGCTGCTCATGGAGCGCAGCATGGTCTTGACACAGCCCACGCGCATGCGAGGCGGCCGGGCAGCCTGGCACTGCACAGATTGTGTTTGCCCTTGCCATTACGTCACCTCCTGCCAGCAACAACAAAAGCCCCTCACCAAAAGCGGCTGGGGCTTGACAACTCTTACAATGCGCAAGCATAGCAATAGGGGTGGCTGGTCCAAAATGCATGATCATTTCCCCAGCTTGATAACGTCATCTAGGCGCACAAGCCGAGCACCATCAGGCCGCACAGACGACGGGATACGCCCGCTATCCATAGCGCTTTGAATCCGCCACCGTGACACCGGATAGCCCAGATGCTGCGCCCACCTCTGCATCTGGCGAGCAGTCCCGAACTCCGGCGGCTCAACCTCCTCGGCAGCCGGCTCAACCACTTCCAGCACCACAGACACTAGACCCGCAATCTCCGTGGCCATCATCTCAGCCCACGCCTGGCTACGAATCACATCCAAATGGCTCGCCAACCACCGCGCACGCACCGCAGCATCACGCGCTCCAGGAGCTGACTCTCCCACACCCAACGCCGCGACCACGCGGCCACACCAGAACCCGAGTGTGTTCTCAACCTGACAAATCAGATCAGCAATATCGATCACCAAAGGCGGCTTCGACTTCCTACGCGCTGGCGGACTACCTGATCTTTCACCAACTACACGGCGTGGAATCAAAAGATCATCAAGCAGTGGCGCGCGAGACTCCAAAAGATATAACCACCTATCCAGATCATCAATCATCTCTTCCCACCCCTCTTTCCACGTTTCCTTTTCCTTTTAGGTGAAGCCGTATCAGGATCCGGCATTGCCCTAGCCGTACTCTTCCCGTCCCGTCCCGTCCCGACGAATCCAGGTCCGTAACCCTGGCGATCTAGGTTCGAGCCAGGTTTTACCGTTTCGTTACATTCAGATGAAGAACCATCTGCTGGCGCTTCACTGGTGTGGTGTGATTGTCGTCCCTGCGCTCCACTGTCCTGCGCTGCCTCTTGATGGGCTGCTGCACGTGTTGTTCCGGCTGCGGGGTGTCCAACATCATCACCATCACCTGTGCCTGCTGCCTGGTGGTGATTCTTCATCACTTGTCGCACTAGCTCTGCAGTCGCCTCATCATCTGCAATAACCCACCACGGAGCGTCCTCCATAGGGTCACTGCTGCGAGAATCTGGCGCTTCACTGGTGTGGTGTGATTGTCGTCCCTGCGCTCCACTGTCCTGCGCTGCCTCGTGATGGGCTGCTGCACGTGTTGTTCCGGCTGCGGGGTGTCCAACATCATCACCATCACCTGTGCCTGCTGCCTTTTCGGACTCAAGATTCAAGCGTGTCTGTCGCGATTCAAGATGCACGCCATTGTCTTTTGCCCAAGCGCTTGCATTCACAAGTGCGATTGTGTGATCGGTGTAATACGGATACTTCGGTGCTGGTCGAAGCTCTAGCTCCTTTCCCTTCCCTCGAAGGTCATTGCATCGGTGACATGAAACTACCAGAGTCTCTGGCGTCGAATCATGATGCGAATTCAATGAATCAATCTGCGCACGACGCCAACCACGACGAGCTTTCCAAGACACAGTGCGCCCGCACCAACGGCACTGATCACCGTCACGTACACGCACAGTCATCTGCATGTCTTCATCCCTGCTATCTCGCGCACGTCGACGGTCAAGCTCAACCTCCTCACGGGCACGGATGTGCACAAACTCTTCATCAGAGAGGTCAAGCTTGATCATCCACCGCTGAGTAGGGTCCTCTGGCTTCGTCGGGTCTGCTGTTTTCACTCGCTTGGCAAGCCCTGCCGCTTCCAGAATGTCGAGAACCTCCGTCTCCCATCCCGGTGCAACTCGAGAAATCATGCCGATTTCCACGTATCCGTCGGTCAGGTGTGCACCGGAGACCGACGCCAGGAGGGAGAATACGCCAAATGCTGCAGCCCATTTGATGTGGTCGACGGCAAGTGGGTTGTCGGTAGGTGCTGTGGCTGAAAGAAGGCGTGACATAGCAGGATGTGTTAGCTCGTTGTCGCCGTGGCGCGTCCATGCCATGGTGGCCTCCTTTCTGGATTACTTGCTGGTCCTGTTAGTTCTGTTGGTTCGAGAGAGATGCGGGTAGCAGTCATTGCAGAGCCCTTCGCCTTGGTGTTGTGGCGCTGGCGTCTCCGCAACGCGCTGTGGTGATGCGCGTTGTGGCCACATTCGTTGCCCACATCCCCTGCAGGTGGTCTGCCGCTCCGGGGCATCTGCTGGCGGGAGCCTTTGCGGTCCCGCTCCGCTGACGCTGTTGGGCAACAGATCGCAGTACCGGCCCGCCACAACACCTGCGACACAAACGCCGGCGCGCTCCATGTCGGACAAGTACCTCTCACACGCCTCAAGCGCTGGGCAGGAGGCACACAACACCCGTGCCTTGGCGTGCGCTGCTTCACGCTTGTCTGCATAGGGCATTGAGTCCCACGGAATCATTTCGCCACCGTGAGCTTTTCGTTGCCACTTTGACTGCTGGCAGATACCTAACGTCATGCCGGCGCGAACTCCGGTGCCTTGATTTTCACGATCGTGGTCTCCGGTTTGTCCTGGCTTAGCTGTGCGTCAGGCTGGCTGGCCCCTGTCGGGCTGTCATCGGTCGTAGAGACTGCTTCCGGTGTCGTGGACATCGATAACTGCCACGCTGGCCCAGCGAGGTACCAACGCACCGCATGGTCTCGTTGGAGACGACGCATGACCTGCATTGGCCTGTCGAGGGCTTTAGCGACACTAGCGGCAGTAACGAGTTCATCTGATGGGATGCTGAAAGCCGTATCTGGCCAAGCACAGGTACGTTCCAACGCCTCACGGTGGTTGCCGGGCAGCACCGGGTCCGGCTCGCGGTACTCGTTGCGGCCACGGGCGATGGGAAATAGCCCGGTTTCATCACGCAGACGCAGTGCTTCTTCACCGATACGCAGCGATACCAATGGCTCCGTAGCCAGGTCGCTTGGCATCTTGATTTCGAAGCTAGCGAGTGATGCCGCTACGGGCTTGGTGATGTCGATGACATGGTCGCGGTCCTCCTCCCAGTGGATAAAGTGCGCGTGCATCGTGGTGTAGAACGTTGCCTTTTGGCTCACAGCCGATATGGCAAGACGCTCTTCGCCCAGCCTGCTTAGCCGCACGTAGGCGAGTTCTTTCTTGCCGGCTATTTTCAAGGCGGCACGAAGTGCGCGCGACAGTGAATCCATGCGGCATGTCAGCAGCGAGTCAGATGCGCTGTGTGTGGTCACTGTGTATCTCCTTTCACGTCTATAAGTGGAATCTGGTTCGGTAGTTCTTGGTGCTCGTCGTCTTTCGACAGCCAGCGCCAGAGCTGCTGTTTTCGTTTCAGTGGGAGCTTTGCCCACCACACGTCAAGGTCAGGTTCATCCACGTGGCCCGCCTTGCAGATTTAGCTCCGCTAGCTTCGCGGCAAGCCAGTCAGGAACAGCACCAGGAGTAGAACGGCCAGGCCGTTTCGTGCATGTCGCTTCATGTCGTCGCCACAGCAGCACGCCTTGAGCACTCAGCGAGGCAGCCTCCTGGCCGTCGAGCCACACCGCGTAAGTGCGCTTTCCACCACCCTCGACGGGTCGCTTCTGCATCATGTAGTCACCCGCAGGATCCGGTGATGCGTCAAAGCTGGTTTCCTCGCTCTGCGTCCCAAGCCGGGTCCACGCCAGCTTCACCGGCTCACCGCAGTGCCTGCAGTGTGGCAGCTTGCTACTTGGCTTGGTCATCGTCGTGCCTTGTCTCCAGGGCGAGCTGTGCGCGCTTGAGCGCGGTCAGGCTCTTATCCGGGTCGTCATCAAACTGGTTCACCGCAATGTCCAGCTGGCGCGCTACTGACTCCCACGCCACGTCACTCGGGCTGGGGCTTGGCTGCTGCGATTCCATTGCTGCAAGCTGCGCCTGGGATTCCTCCAACGCGCGCTGCGTTTCTTCAAGCTGCTTGCGCTCCTTGCTCGTGGCCTCCTTCGCTACAGCGCTTTCACGTTCGCTGAGGCGCTTGCGCAGCTCACGTTCCTCAATCAGCTGTTTGCGCAGGTCTGTCAGCTCGGCGCTGGCGTTTTGGCACTTGCCACGCAGTACTCGCGCGGACTTCAGCGCCTTTTTTCTTTCCTGATCTGTTTTCTCCAGCTTTTCTTTAAGCTGCACCGCGCTTTCGTGCGCCTCCAGGTACTTCTGCTCCGCCTGGATGCACTGCGCTTCGAGGGATTCGAGGCGGTTTCGATCCACAGTCGGCAAGCGTGGCACATCCGATAACGCGCGCTCCAGCTCAGCGTTGCGCTCCATGGTTTCCTGTAGACGGCTCATCACCACCTCTACAAGCAGCGGCACCTGCGGGCCCTGAATCTCAATCTGGTCCATCACAACACCTCCAAACCAATCGCCAGACCAATGGCAAACACCACGGAAGCCAACACAAAACCCCACAAAGCAGCACGGACCTCTACAGCGCCACGGAGGAGAAACCTCGGCTTAGCACCAGCCTCGTCCACGTCCGCTGCAAGCAAATCCTCCAGATACAGCTGCCAGCGCAGCGGGACCCGCCCGAAGTAGAACACTGCAAGTTCAGCTACTTCTGCCTGAAAATTCCTCCGCGCCACCCAATGCGGGTCACGTTGTGTCTCTGCCAGCAACGCCATCACGCCACACCTCCCATCACCCACACCAGGAGTGACAACACCCAAACGATGGCGACCAGCACCAGGGCGCCACAGATGCTTAGCCACAGCGGTTCGACCTCTTCGTCCTGGGCGGCGTGAGCGTACTCACGCACGCGCGCCGCCGAGGGAGACACATGTTCAAACGGGATACGGTGACGCCGCGCCAACGGTGCAGGACGCTCCAACACCCCGACCGCGACCGCGATAGCGGTTAATTCATCAGATTGCATTGCTGTTTTTCTTTCTTGTGATTCACTTCCCTTGGAGACTCATCCCCGGAAAGCAAGGTGATCGCAGTGGAAATTAGAAATGGTGTCGATTCGTCTTGGACGAAGAAAGACGATTTGGAACTGATAATTCGGCTTGCTCGGAAGATTAAGAACGGCGAGGAGGATCCGATTGACCACGCAAGTCGCATCGAGCGTTTAGCTTGGGAACTCATCGGCGAGCTCTCCTAACCTTTCTGCGAAGCGGTGCATCTCTTCGGCTGACAGGTCGATTGCTTCTGTTCCGTGGGGCAGGTGCAGCGCGACTCTTGCTTGGTCGTCAAACCGGTATGCGTAAGCGCGCATGCCTGCGGGTAGTCGGGCCATGGTGTCTTTGTTGTTGTTCACCTGGGGTGTCCTTTCATTGAATGGTTGCGAGAGTTCCGCGCTACACCGATCGGGCTGGCGCGAGCAGTCTTCTATCCCTCGATCTGGAAAAGCTTCGATTCGATGTAGGCGGTGACGCTGCGTTCGGTGAACCTCACCTTGCGGCCGTCTTTGAAGCGCTCCAGGTGCCCTTCGTGGTAGAGGGCGCGCACCGTGTTCTTAGAGACACCAAGCTGGTCCATGACCTCCTCGTATTTCAAAAGCTTGATACTCATTGCAGGTCCTTTGCCCGCTCTTTGGCGGCGTCAACGATGCAGTTGAATTCGGTACTGGTTGACCCAAGGTCCTGGTGCATGTGGAGGACGGCTCGCTTGTAGCCCTCTTCGAAGGCTTCCGACAATCCGAAGTCATCTTCAAAGGGCTTACGCTCGGCGATCGCCTGGCTCATTCCACGGATGGTGTTGTGCCAGTACTGTTCGGTCGGCATTTCGTTGTCTGACTTGGTTCGTTTCCAGAGCATTGGTTTTTCTTTCTTGTCGACGGGCTCGTTGCCGGCATGGCGCGCTAGGCGGCGGCTGGGTTGAGGATTTCCACGGTTTTGAGGTACGTCCTTGATGTCGAGCCACGGGAGTGCTTGCTTCGTCCGTTCGCGTGGAAAATGCAGGTCGCATCCTCTTGGCGATGCTTTCGGCGTTGAAGCGTCGTCGCCGGGCTGCTGTTCGGTGTACTCGGCTACCGCGCTGCGAAGCAGTCCAACAACCTCGCGGAAAAGGCCAACCGTGTCTCGGTTGATGCGCAGGTCACCGCCAAGGAGGCAAACAAGCTCGCACAGGATGCAAACGAAATCGCCGAGCGAGCGTTCGCGGCTGGCAGTGATCACACGACGTATAACTGGGGCTTCGAGATCGACGACGACGGCACCGCCTTGGTGGTCAAAGACTGCGCCTTTGATGCCTTTGATTTCGCCGCCGTCTACACGTTCGACGATGACACCGTGTTGTCCGTCACGCACGAGCAGGTACCCGCTTTCTGCAAGGTTGTCGGCTCGCTTGATGGCGTTGTTGAGAAGCACTTCGGCGACGTGCGAATCAATCCAGCGCATCGTGCTTCCTACGCTGGCGGAATCTTCATGTCCGGCTCCGCAGGAAAGACTGTCAGCACCGCTGTGAGTGCTCACCTCTCCTGGACCACTCCCAGCGGGGTCAATCGTGCATGCATACTCAAGTACGTGCTGCGCCATCGAGACAATTACGGCTCGATCGAGCGCGTGTAACCGGCGCACTTGTTCGGCTGTGCTATTCATGATTGCTCCTTTCTTGTCGGCGGCCGCATTCCAAACCAGCGCTGCTTGACTGGCGTGGCTTGTATTCTGTGACCATGGGTTTTCTGCGATTGATGAATCTTGATGGGTTGTTACTCGAGGTCCCGGATGCGCTTCTCGGGTCGGTTTTCGCCGCTGCCAAGGCTGGCCATGCGCGTGGCGATTTCGTGAGCCTGTGCGCCTTTGATTCGGAGGAGGGGCGTTATATCCAAGTCGATACGTGCGTCTTCGTCCCCGAGATCACTAATCCCGACGGTGAGACGTTCGTCGACGAGAATCACATGATGTTCCTCGCTCCCGTTTTCACGGGTGAGCGTGAGGTCCCCGCGGATCAGGTAGTGGTTGATCAGCTTCTCAAGGTCATGAAGGAAACTGACGGCTGCATTGTTCTTTCCGTTGAGGACGAACTTGTTTTGTCGCCTGATGCTGCAAAACGCATTGTCCGTAACGCTCGACGGATCAACCCTTTCGAGGACGTCCCATTCCCTAATCCAGGCCATTAGCTTTTCCTTTCTTGTCGGCGGGCTCGTTGCCGGCATCGCGTGTTAGGCGACGGCGGGGTTGAGGATTTCGGCGGCTTTGAGGTGTGCTGCTCGGCGGGCTTCGAGGATTGCTGCGGTTTGTGGTGTGATCTCGGCGCCGTAGCGGAGGTTCTCGAGTTGCTTCTCGGTGAGTCCGAGGAACGTTGCGAGGTCATGGTCGCTTTTCGCGTTGATATCTGCCGCGAGTTGATCGAGGAATCCAGGGCGTAATTTCATCTTCATCTCCTGTCCACTTTGTACGCTAAAGTCCATTTTGTACATGGGTGTCCATTTTGTCAACCCGTATACCTGGCCATTCAATTTGCGCAGCACAAAATGGACGTTCATAATGGACATATGAGCAAGCAGACTTTCCCTGAATGGCTGGCATCACTGCCCGGCGCGCCGACCCCCTCCCAAGCAGCTGAAGCAGCAAACCTGCCGCGTCCCACACTTCTGAGGCACTCAGACCGGGGACGTACGACTGCGGAGAATGCGATTGTGATTGCTCGGGCGTTTAATGTCTCGCCTGCGGATGCGCTCGTTGAGATGGGTTTCTTGGAGCCGGACGAGGTTAATGCTTCGGAGGCTCTTGCTGTTCGTGAGGCGCTTGGGCGTGCGGAGTGGTCGGAGATTTTCGAGGAGATCACACAGCGCATTAATGCGTCGCCAATGTTCGAGGGTGATTTCGAGCTGTCCCTAGATTCGCCGGTGCATATTCCCGAGCCTGCGGACCTGGAGGAGAAGCGCAAGCAGCGCGAGGCTGGCGTCGAGAAGCAGTTCAAGGGTGCGGACTGGCGCAGCAAGCCGAAGCCGGGGCGTGATGGGTATGCGGCGGACAGCTCGCCGCGTGAGCCACAGATGGGGGACGACGGGTACCACGATGGGCCCTAGCCCTATCGACCCTTAGTGCCCGTAGGTCCTGGACAATCGCCCGATTGTGTAACAGTTCGAGTGATATTATCACTCACGTGTGAAAATATCACACGGATTGTTACATGAAGGAGTTGTGATGGCCTATCCCCTGGAGGACAATGCATTGCTACTGCGGCGCTTCCATAAGCAGCTAACAAAGCAGTACGACGACCTACGTGAAGCAGTTGGTGTCGCACTGGAATACCGGCGAAAGCTGCCCTACCACGACTACCTGGACGAGTTTCCGAGCCTAGACCGCAATCCCATGCTGGTGGCTCTGCATAAGCAGTTCCGCGACACTGGGCTCGGCGGCCTGGCCCTGAGCGAGCCGTCGGGGTTCCCTACCCGCCTGTGGTTCGAAAACGACGAAGCCATCCTGATGGTGCGCCGCAGGAAGGGATTCCGCCACTCCACGAGCGAGGAACCCGACCAGCCCCTCATTGAGAACAAACGTCGCATCGTGTTGCTTTGGGAGTTCCCGAAGACGGGGACAGACTCGATCACCGCGTTTTCCATGCAACTGTTCGATGGTGAAGGCATGCTCGAGGATGCAACGAAACTATCGCAAGAAATCCAGCTACTGACACCCAACGAGAAGATCACCGCCGACAAGTTCTACCCAACGCGCGCAGACGAACAAGGGTTTAACTTCGGCAGCTAGAAAGCACCCACTACATGTCCACTGAAAGCACGAACCTCAAGCACATCAGGATTCTGCTCGGCTACACCCAAGGAGCCTTCGCCGCAGAACTCGGGGTTTCGCAATCAACGCTGAGCAGCGTCGAACGCCAACGACGCAACCTTTCGCCGCGGCTCCTGACCACCGCACAATTCGTCACCAAGGTTCCCCGCGAGTTCTTCGAGGAACCCATCGACTACTACGAGGCACCCGACCTCCTGTTTCGTACAGCACGACTCGGTCAACCCGAATCGGAGAAAGTCGCCACTGCGTTCTCCATCACCGAGCACTACCTCAAACGCCGCTACCCCAACACAACAAGCAAGCTGCCAGAGTTAAACCTGGACGACCAGCCACTAGACCTGCTCACCATCGAGGACGCTGCCGCACGCACTCGCGAACACCTACAGCTTGCACCCGATACCGCCATCGGCAACCTGACAGCAGCACTCCACCAATGCGGAGTCATCGTCACCTCCCTGCCCGAACACATCGTCCGCGACACCAACTTCGATGGTGTCTCCACGCCTACACCCACTCCCCTTCGCGTCATCGCACTCAACCGGCAGCGCAGCGGAGACCGCTACCGATTCAGCCTTGCCCACGAACTCGGCCACCTGGTCTTGCACACAGCAACCACCCGGCGCGACCTGTCCGCGCTCGAGACCGAAGCCAACCAGTTTGCCGGGGCGTTGCTTATGCCCCGTCAGCTTCTTGTTGGCACCGTGACGCCAGAGGCGACGCTGTCTGATTACGCGAAGCTTAAGTCGCAGTGGGGTTGCTCAATCCAGGCGATTGTGCGGCGCGCGCATGAACTCGACCTTATTGATTACAAGCGTTACCGCAGTCTGCGTATGCAGATCTCTGGGCGTGGCTGGCGGGTCGAGGAACCCGGCGACGTGCTGCTTGAAAACACCTTCGTCGAACCGGTTGATCTGACCCATCTTGTTCCTTCCGCCCATGAGGCAGCGGTGCAACCACGCATTGCCAGTGTGACCCAACTGCCGACTACTCGCTCAAAGTAAGGCGCACGATGTCATCGAAACATGTTGCTTTGCTTGATATGGCCACCGCCATCAATGTGTGGGTCGATGTGGACGACGTGGGGTGGCTTTCCCCGCGTGCCAAAGGGGGCTGGTTCCCCCAGCACGACCTGATTCTGCTCGCTCCGGGTCTACACCCGGTTGAGGAACTGTGCACCCTCGCTCACGAACTCGGCCACGCCACTCTCGGCCATACAACTCACGAGAATGGGTGGTTTGCACAGCGCCAAGAGCGAGCCGCCGATAGGTGGGCGGCACGTATGCTTATCTCCCCTGTCGAATACGAACTTGCGGAACGTCTCCACGGCACACATCTCGGCGGTATCGCACATGAGCTCGGCGTGACCACGCACATCCTTGCCACCTGGCAAGGCCTCTACGAAAGGACACACGTAAGACGGCCCGCGCCACCCCCACCTATGCGGTGATGCACCACAAGTTCCAATGTTTACCAACTTGACACATAGCGCGTTAGCGCGCTATGCTGTAGGTAGTTCCACAAGGAACAACGAAGAAAACTCAACAGAGAAAGGAGGCAAGGTGATTGAATTCATCGCCACAATCACCGCCATCTGGCTAACAATCCTCAAGACCAGGGAACACTTCACAAAGTACCCACTCAAGAAGAAGAACCCGCCAGAGATTGAAAAGTAGAACCCCGGTTCCGACTAAGCCAAGTAGCCGGAACCGGGGACTACCCCAACACTAACCCACAGAAAGGAACCAAGCAATGACCATAGCCACCGTAGCCCTCTTCATTATCGGCGCCATCTTTAACTGGCACCCCGCCACGCTTGCCGCCATCGGCGCATGCGCAATCCTCTGCCTCACACTCGACACCCGAGCACTCATCATGAACCGAAAGGTATAACGATGCGCCCCATCATTACTGACGCAGACACCGGACGCGAACTCTGGCGCGTCAAAGAGTGCGCCACCCATTGCGGCATCAAACCATCCACCTGGACTACCTACACCGCACAGGGACGCACTCCGGCTCCCATTGCTCACTTCGATGGCAGAACCCCCCTCTGGGACGCCGAAGCCGTCAAAACCTGGCACGCCCAGCGGCCCGGCAGCCCAGTGAAAAACCACCCCAAGTAGGTTAGAACGCTACGAGAAGAGCGTCATTACGATGACCCGGCAAGCGACAACTCCAAGTCCCACCAGTATGGCAACCATGACCAGGAAGTCGACGATTACACATAGCCAGTAGAACTTCGGCCACATGTCGCGAGCGGTATTGAATCGAACGTAAGGCGGGTCATCACTAGAGGTTGCACAGTCCGCCAGGAACTGGAACGTGCCAATTGCCGGGTGCCACTTCACCCAGGACATCAGAAACGCCGGGGAATTGACCGGCTTTTGCATTGCTGCCGCTGGTGGGTCCGGACTTGGATGCTGCTGCTTGGCCTGCGCCGCCATAACCCGCGCTTCAGCACTCAGCTGGACGTCAACCTTGGCGTCTTCAGTCTTCCGTTCGTCCGCGTTTGTCAGATCGTCCATTACTCCGGGTTCTTCTCCAGACGGTCACAACGCTTACGCACTGCAGGAACAGACACACCGAAGTGCTCCGCTGCTGCATACTCCCCTCGGGCATTCACGATGCGCAACAATTCATCGGCAGGCATCAGCAGCGCACCTGCGAACTCGTCCGCATAGAACTCATGGAGGTTGTAGTTGTCGGACTTGCGGTAGTCGATGAACGAATAGTCATCATCGTCGGCGATCGAAGCACGCTCGATCAAATGGCCGATCTCGTGCGCGAGCGTAAACCGCTGCCGCTGCGGGGTCTCAAGCGAATTGATGAAGACCTCCGGGGCCGTGTCCTTCTCCTTGAGCACAAAACCAGACACATCTGGCTCAAGCGGCTGCAGCCACACACGAGCGCCGAGCATGTTGGCCATCTTGACCAAGTTGTCCAAGCCAAAACTGCCCGGGTCCAGCACGGAGCGCAGCCGGTCAGCCTCCTGCCTCGCAGACTCCCACAACAACATCGGCGCTCCTCCTTACCTACTTGCCGCCAGTATATCTATCCACCACGACGCTACTGCAGCGAAAGACTTCCAGAGCCCCCCGACTGGCACTCGCTATCGACTACCTCGGCTGGAATAACGTCGGCTATTCGAAGTTCTCCATCGACGCCCTAATCCTCTTACCGGTGTTGCTCCAGGCTCGCCGAACAAATTGGCCCGGCTTCGGAGGCCTCAGAATGTAGATCTCCTCTCCGTGGCTCGTGGTCGCGATGACTTCCTTTTCGCGCTCCTGCCACGCGGACTCTCCTGACAACACAACTAACCTCCTCGCTCATGGCCACCACCGTATCCGCACGCCCAGCTAGGCGGTCTGTTCGTCCGACTTGCGCTGCTTGCGCTTCTCCTCCAGGTCGGCGACGCCGTCGGGCAGTCCCTCTAGTGTGCGGTTGACGCTGTCGAGGACTTCACGCTTCTTGGCTTCGGTGGTGCGCATGTAGATCTCGGTGATCGTGCGTAGATCGCGCTGGCCGAGGATTTCGCCGATGGCGGGGATTGGCATGCCAGCTTCCACCAGCGTGGTGATTAGCCAGACGCGGCCATAGTGGGGTGTGATGCGGACGTCTTTGTGCCCGGCGCGTTCTTTGGCTCGGTTCATGATCGAGCGGTATGAGGTGTCCATGACGATCTTTCCGGTGGGGCCGGTGAATAGGAAGGCGTTGGGGTCGGGGTTGGTGAAGTGTTTGAGGTGGTATTCGAGGTCGTCGTTGTAGTGCGGAAAGATTGGGACGTAGCGGCTGGCAGCAGCGGTTTTGACGCTGTTTTTGTAGGCCATGCCGCGTTGTTCTTTGGGGCCGTCGGTGACGCGGTAGGCGTTGCCGTTGATGTGGAAGGTCCATGTGTCGCCGTGTTTGGTGAAGTCTTTGCGTTGTGCGCCGAGGGCTTCGCCGAGTCTGACGCCGTGGACGAGGGTCAGGATTGCAATGAGTTTGTGATCTCCCCTGACGTTGCGGGAGGTTGAGGTCTTCGGGTCGAGTTCCTTGATGATGTCGGTGATGACTTGGTTTTCTGGCAGTTGCTTGCGGTCGTGTTGGATTGGTTTGGCGGCTGAGGGCAGTACGACCGGGTTGGCGTCAATCATGTCGCGTTCGACGGCTGCTTCGATTGCGGTGCGCAGTCGCTTGTAGGCCGCTCGGTTCGTCGGTGGGGTGTCGTACTGGAGGTTGATTGCGTCCCACCATGCTGCGACGTCTCGGCGGGTGAGTTGAGTTAGCGGAATGTCTTTCAGGCGGGCTGCTTTTCCAGACACTTTGAGGATGCGCCGGTTGATGGTTTGCGTGTAGTTCTGGTGCGTGGCTGGGCCGAGCGAGTTGGTGCCGCGGGTGCGCAGTTCGAGCCATTCGGTAAGCCAGGCGCCGACAGTGCGGGCATCGTCCTCTTTGGCCCGTGCGCGTTGCTTCGGTGGGATCCAGTCGCCACGGTCAATGATCTTGCGCTCGTTGGAGAGCCAGGCGTAGGCGTCATCAGATTCCGGGAATGTTGTGGCGGCAGAGTGCTTCTTGCCGTCGGGTCCGGTGTAGCGTGCGCGCCAGCGTCCGGAGGGGAGCTGAGAGACGGTGCCGAACTGTCGTTTCGATGGGCGGCGGGGTGCCAT